AAAGATACTGTAAAAGCAGTAGCAGAAGAACTAGACATTAAACCTAGTCTTATTAACAAAGCAATTAAGATCGCACAAAAAGGTGAATGGCATAAAGTTGCTGACGAATTTGATGATTTAGAAACACTAGTAGCCACAGTTGGCAGGGACAAATAATTTTGAATAGAGCAATCGACTTTTTTAAAACAAGCTATAGGCTAAGCCCTGTTGCATTCTATTGCGAAATGATTGAGGCATTGTTCTTAATCTCAGCAAGTGCAATATTGAGCTTTACTATATTAGATCCCGCAACAACAATATTTGTACCATTATATTTGGTTGGAAGTTTATTGGGTATTGTTAGTGCAGTTATTAGACAAGCGGCATTTGTAATTATACTTTGTTCTTGGTTTTCAGCAATGAATCTTTGGGCATTAATACAGTTGTTCGTAATATGAAATATATGGTTGACATAGATCAAACAATCTGTTATAATAGTAACAGTGAGTATGAATTTAGTGAACCAGATGTTCAACGTATACAACATTTCAATAAGTTGTATAATGAAGGCAATGAAATACATTATTGGACTGCTAGAGGCGGTACCACAGGCAAAGATTGGAGTGAGCTTACTAAAGACCAATTTGCTGAATGGGGTGTACTATACACAACATTGAGTTTTAGAAAGCCACACTATGACATTTGGATAGACGACAAGGCAAGAGAGGCAAATGAATATTTTAGAGAGATTAAAGAAGAAGGTAATCGTCGGCCATAAGCGACAGTATTGGTTTTTGTCAGCCCCAAGTGACATGCGAGGAGTAAAAATATGAGTTATGTAGACGCACAGTTCGATCGTGATCAGGATTTGATCAGAGTAGTCGAACGAAAAGATGGTAAGCGTTCTTACGCAGAATACCCAATCAAATACACATTCTATTATAAAGATCAACGTGGTAAGTACAAAAGTATTTACGGTGATCCATTAAGCAGAATCGTTGCTAAAAATACAAAACAGTTTCGTAAAGAACTAGCTATTAACAATACTAAAGAATTGTTTGAAAGTGATATCAATCCAATCTTCCAATGTTTAAGTGAAAACTATTTAAATGCAGATTCGCCTAAGCTGAATGTTGCGTTCTTTGATATTGAGACAGACTTTGATCCAGAACGTGGCTTTGCTGATCCAAGTGATCCGTTTATGCCTATTACTGCTATTAGTGTACACTTACAATGGTTAGATACATTAGTTACATTTGCTATGCCTCCAAAAGGCTTAACTATGGAACAGGCAGAAGAAGAAGTTAAAGATTTCCCTAACACATACTTGTATGAAAAAGAAGGCGATATGCTAGAAGCATTCCTTGACATTATACAAGATAGTGATATACTTACAGGTTGGAACAGTGAAGGTTATGATATTCCATATACTGTCAATCGTGTAAAAAGAGTTTTAAGTAAAGATGATACAAGACGTTTTTGTTTGTGGAAACAACTTCCTAAAAAACGTGAGTATGAAAAGTATGGTCGTAAAGCAGAAACATATGATCTAGTTGGTCGTGTACATTTAGATAGTTTAGAATTATATCGTAAGTATACATATGAAGAAAGACACACATATAGACTAGATGCTATTGGTGAACTAGAAGTTGGTGAAAACAAGACTGTATACGAAGGTACATTAGATCAACTTTATAACAACGACTTTAAAACGTTTATTGAATACAACAGACAAGACGTTGCACTACTAGACAAACTAGATAAGAAACTAAAGTTTATTGACCTTAGTAACGAACTAGCACACAGTAACACAGTTTTACTACAAACTACTATGGGTGCAGTTGCAGTTACAGAACAAGCTATTATTAACGAAGCACATCACAGAGGTATGCAAGTTCCTAACAGAGTAAAACGTGAGCCAGGTAGTGATCCTGCCGCGGGTGCCTATGTTGCATTTCCTAAAAAAGGTGTACACAAGTGGATTGGTAGTATGGACTTGAACAGTCTGTATCCTAGTGTTATTCGTGCATTGAATATGGATCCAGCAACAGTTGTTGGACAACTACGTCCAGACTTAACTAACGCAATGGTTGAAGATGCAATGACGCTTCAGAAGAAGTCGTTTGCAGGTGCTTGGGAAGGCCGCTTTGGTACTATCGAATACGAAGCAGTTATGGAACAAAAGAAAGACGTTAGTATTACTGTTGACTTTGAAAACGGTGAAAGTGAAATACTTAGTGGTGCTGAAGTATACAAATTAATATTTGATTCGCACAAGCCGTGGATGCTAACTGCTAACGGAACTATATTAACTAACGAGTTTGACGGAGTTATTCCAGGACTACTTAAACGTTGGTATAGTGAACGTAAAGAATTGCAAAAGCAAAAAGGTAAAGCTATTGATGCCGGCAACAAAATTGAACAAGCGTTTTGGGATAAACGACAGCTAGTTAAAAAGATTAACTTGAACAGTTTGTATGGTGCTATTCTAAATCCAGGTTGTAGATTCTTTGATCCACGTATTGGACAATCAACTACACTAACAGGTAGAGCTATTGCAAAGCACATGAGTGCAGAAGTAAACAAAGTTATTACAGGCAAATATGATCATGTAGGCGATAGTATTATCTATGGTGATACAGATTCTGTTTACTTTAGTGCCCACCCTGTACTAAAAGAAGATATTAACAAAGGTGCTATTCCTTGGGGTAAAGAAAACGTTCTTAAACTTTATGATCAAATTTGTGAAGAAGCAAATGAAACATTTCCAAAGTTTATGATGGAAGCATTTCATTGTCCAAAAAGCAGGTCGGACGTTATTGCGGCAGGTAGAGAAATTGTTGCAGAGTCAGGCTTGTTTATTACAAAGAAACGTTATGCGGCTTTGATTTATGATAACGAAGGCGAACGTATGGACGTCGACGGTAAAGTAGGTAAAGTAAAAGCAATGGGTCTTGATCTTAAACGTTCAGACACTCCTGTGTTTATGCAAGACTTTTTAAGTGAACTATTGCTTATGGTACTTACAGATAAAACAGAAGCTGAGATACTTGAGAAGATTACAGAATTCCGTACTGCATTTAAGCTACGCCCTGGCTTTGAAAAAGGTTCGCCTAAACGTGCAAACAAGATTGGCGAGTATCAACGTAAAGAAGCAAAGATGGGTAAAGCTACTATGCCTGGACACGTAAGAGCAAGTATCAATTGGAATACACTTAAACGTATGAACGGCGACAAGTATTCACAAGAAATTGTAGACGGTATGAAAGTTATTGTTTGCAAACTAAAACAGAATCCATTAGGATATACAAGTGTTGCGTATCCAACAGACGAACTCCGTATTCCGGACTGGTTCAAAGAACTACCGTTTGATGATGACGCAATGGAATCAACTATTATTGACAACAAACTAGATAACTTGATTGGTGTGTTGAACTACGATATCTCAAGCACATTACAGAACAATACATTTAGTTCGTTGTTTGACTTCGGAGAATAATATGGCTGTACATGGAATGATAGATTTAGAAACACTAGGCGTTGAGCCAGATAGTGTAATCATAACTCTAGGTGCTATCAAATTTGATCCGTACACTAATGAAGATCCTCATAGTGGATTATACCTACGTTGTGACATTGAAGAACAAAGTGAAAAGCTAGGCAGAAGTATTGACGACAATACTCTTGCTTGGTGGACTAAACAAGATCAAAACATTCAAGACGAAGCATTTGGTGAGCATGAAGATCGAGTTAACATGGATCAACTTACAAAAGCAATTAATAAATTTTGTGTAGGTGTTGACCAACTATGGTGTCAAGGTCCATTGTTTGACTATGCAATATTACAAAACTTATATAAGAATATTAACAAGCCTTGTCCTTGGAACTTTTGGCAGATTAGAGATAGTAGAACTATCTTTAGTATGATGCCTACAGATCCACGTAAAGCAATACAAGAAGAACTGCACAATGCTCTAGCTGACTGTTACTATCAAGCTAAGTGTGTACAACAAACGTTTAAAGCATTTGGAGTATCTAAGTGAGAATACTACTAACAGGACATAAAGGTATGGTTGGAACAGAGTTGTATACTGCTCTAACTAAAGAACATCGTGTTATTGGTATTGACTTAAAAGACGGTAATAACTTACTGGACTGTTCGTTAGACTTCGAAGTTGATCTAGTAATTCATCTTGCAGGCGAAAGCGGAATACCAAAAAGTTTAGAAGAGCCTGATTTGTATTTTCAACACAATGTAATAGCAACCAAAAGATTATTTGATCATTTTAAAAATACTAGAATATTATATGCTAGTTCAAGTACTGCAAAAGAACCTAACAGAAATCCGTATGCTTTAACCAAACATACAGTTGAACGCATTGCACCACATTCAAGTCTAGGTATGAGATTTACAACTATATACAGTAACAACTCAGAACTTAGGCCAAACATGTTAATACCTCGAATTATACGAAATGACGTACCACACGTAACGAATCATAAAAGAGACTTTATTCATGTTGCTGATATTGTAAGTGCAATACTTACATTAATCAAAAACGAAGATGTAAAAGGAGTTATTGATATCGGAACTGGCAAAAGCCAATCACTAAAAAGTATTTTAAAAGAATTTGGAATGAATCCACAAATGAAAATGGATACTCCCAATGAAAGAGCTGATAATGTTGCTGACATATCAGTATTACAAGGCTTGGGTTGGAAAACAACAATTGAGCTAATACAATTCTTAAAAGACAAGAAAGAGCTTGACTTTTCAGAAAAACCTAAATATAATGTATATAACTAATGGAGAAATGTTAAAATGAAAGATATCTTACAAGACGTTGTTGCTCATACACATTCACTAGGATTTTTAACTTTAGTAAAAGTTACTGGTGAAGATGCCGCAACGACAATCGAATCAATGGCAGAAGATAGAAGTGTTATCTTAACTGCTACAACAAAGGCGGCAGTAAACGAATTTAAAGGAACCTTTGGTATGCCTAACTTAGATAAGTTAGCACTACACTTAAAAAATCCTGAGTATCAGAAGCAGTCAAAGATTACTGTAGAGCAACAGGAACGTAACGGTGAAACTTTGCCTACACACTTGCACTTTGAAAATGAAGCAGGTGACTTTGAAAATGATTATCGCTTTATGAATAAAGCAATCATTGATGAGAAACTTAAAACTGTAAAGTTTAAAGGTGCATCATGGGACGTAACTATTGAGCCTACAATGGCTTCAATTACTAGAATGAAATTGCAAAGTGCGGCACATTCAGAAGAAACTACATTTACAGTTAAAACTGAAAATGATAACTTAGTGTTTAGTTTTGGTGATGCTTCGCAACACGCAGGTTCATTTGTATTCCAACACGCAGTTGGTAGTGAATTGAAACATGCTTGGAGTTGGCCTGTAGCACAGGTACAAGCTATTTTAAATCTTGATGGTAAAGTAACTATGAAGATTAGTGATCAAGGTGCAATGGCATTAAGTGTTGATAGTGGTTTAGGTCAGTATGACTATATTCTACCAGCACAAACAAAATAAGGACTTTATGACAAGTGTTGATATTAATGACGATGACAAAACATTTGAAAATGAACAAAGTACAGTAACTATACCTCTTAAGGAGTATGACAGGTTGAGAGAAAAACAAAAGTATATTACAGACAAAGATATGATATCTGTAGTAGACAAAATTGAAGAACTTGTTAGAGCCCTTAGGAAACATATTGTAAGGACGGACATATAAGTGAATACAGACTTAACAACTGAACAAAAGGACTACGCAACATTCTTGCCAGCTCTTAGTGGATTCTATGCAACATTCATAGGCAAACAAAGACGTGAGGAGTACGTAGAGTATAAACGTATACCTAAACACTTTACTAATGGTGTTGAGAGCATGAATTGGCTTAATCCAAGTAAGTCGTTGTTTGAGTACAAGTGGTCACTATACTCCGCAGGACACGCCGAACTAGACATTAACAAAGACGCACCTAAAGAAGATATGGTACGAGATAGAGATCGTAACACTTCTTGGATGCTTGGCGATAGTGGTGGTTTCCAAATTGGTAAAGGTGTGTGGGAAGGCGATTGGAAGAATCCTAATTGTCCTAAAGCACAAAAGAAGCGTGAGCAAGTTCTTGCGTGGATGGACGCTTACATGGACTATGGTATGATACTTGATATTCCAGCCTGGGTAGCACGTTCACCAGAAGGTGCAAAAGCAACAGGTATTGACAACTATCAAGATGCCGTTAATGCTACACGTATTAACAATGACTTCTTTATGGCTAACCGTAATGGTAACTGTAAGTTCTTAAATGTATTACAAGGCGAGAATCATGCTGACGCAGAAGATTGGTATCAGCAAATGAAAGATTACTGTGATCCTGTTAAGTATCCAGACACACACTTTAATGGGTGGTCAATGGGTGGACAGAACATGTGTGATATACATTTGGTTCTTAAACGTCTAGTTGCATTGAGATTTGATAACCTACTACAAACAGGTGTACATGATGTAATGCACTTCTTAGGAACATCTAAGCTAGAGTGGGCTACATTATTAACTGACATTCAACGTGCAGTACGTAAATATCACAACCCCAATTTTATGATTACATTTGACTGTGCTTCTCCATTTTTAGCAACAGCAAACGGTCAAGTATATTGTGAACTTGAAACAGGTGATAGATCTAAATGGGTTTATAGAATGGTGCCTAGCATTGACGACAAAGCACTAGCAACTGATACTACTCCATTTAGTACTGCATTTGTACGTGAAGGTAAACACACAAGTTTTAAAGACTCGCCTATTACAAAAGGCTTGGAAGCCAAAGACGTTACAATTTATGCTCCAGGTGATCTAAATAAAATAGGCAAAGAAGGAAAGACATCATGGGATAGTTTTTCTTATGCGATCCAGATGGGTCATAATGTATGGAGTCATATTAATGCAGTTCAAGAAGCGAATAGACAATACGACAATGGAGTTATTCCAAACATGCTTGTGGAAGAACGCTTCGACAGGATATTTTTTAAAGATGTTGTGGACGCAATATTCAAAGCTGACAACAGAGAAGAAGCCAATAAAATTATCGAACAACACTCAAAGTTCTTTATGACTATTATTGGAACACGTGGTGCAACAGGTAAGAAAACTGTTAATGCAAGTACACACTTTGGTAACTTATTTGAAGTAGCTGACGATAGTACAACAGTAGATGATGAGCCTGAACTATCAGAAGATAAGTTAGATAACTTAGAAGAGAATATATAGGAGTTAATTGATGCATACAGAATCGCTTTTTGCAACGCCATTTTTGTATGAACATGCTAACGAATTAAGCAACACTACGTTGCAAGCCTTTTGTAGCGGAATTTATAACGCTGAAGGCAGTAATGAAAACTGGCAAAGCGGCCACCTTGATCTCAATAACGTATTACTACACCCTCTAGTAAATCGTGTACAAGCAATGTTTAATACACAAGCACAAATGCTAGGACTTGTTGATGATTGTCATATAGAAGTATCACAGGCTTGGATTAACGTTAATAAGCCTAATACACGCAGATCTAATACAAATGATATGCATATGCACCCAGGACACATTATGTCAGCTGTATACTACGTACAGGCGGCGACAGACAGTGGTAATCTTGTTCTTTCCAGTCCACATGGACTAATGGACTATGCACTACCATATAAACTAGTAAAAGAATCTACTCCATTTAACGGAACACGATACACAGTGGCGCCACAAGAAGGCGACTTAGTATGTTTCCCAGGGTGGATTAATCATAGCGTCGGTGACAATTTGAGTGAGCATCCTCGAATATCGATCGCATTTAATGGAAACTTAGGAGGAAAAGCACTTGACGATAAGTCATTATAGTGTTATAATAAAGTATGAAACAAAGTAAAAATATCAAAAAGTTATCAAAAGATCATAAGTTTTATTCCAAAAAAGTTGAAGAGTTAGAAAGTGAGCGTTCGGCTCAAAGAGACTTTGGACATAAAGCATTACTAGTATCTTTAAAGAAAACAAAGTTAATGTTAAAAGATCAAATCGATAGGCTTAAAAAATGAAACGTGATTATGCTGATGGTGTAAAAGATGATGTGATTTACTTTACAGGGTATGAAGTAGAAAAGACTCCTGCTGAAGGTATGCACACATTGTTTGTAACAGGATGTCAACCATTAGATGATGTTCTTGCACAAGCAAAAGAACACACAGTCGAACACATTTACTTAGGTGCCAATCACAGTTTTGTTCCAAAAGAAAGTTGGGAAGATCTTGTACAAGGCCTAGTTAATAAGAAATTTTTGGTTACATTAGACTATGATGTAAAGTATCATGAATGGATACTTGAAAGTGGGTTTAATGAGAATCATAACTTTATTAGTATGATTAGTGTTAAACTGCCATACGTAAATCAACTTAACTACAATGCTTGTATTAAGATTGATGATGCAGACTTTGATCATTCTAATCCGGGTGTATGGGTACACAATATTCATCCACTATTACAACGCAATAAGTTTACGGATTGGAGAGCTTATGGCGATGATAATCCGGTTGACAATGATGATTAAAGGTAGTATAATTAATGCAACACGAACGCTATTACGACTATATGGGGCGTAGAATGAGAGAAGAAGATATGGAACAGGCAAAGAATAACGCAATGCAAAACGCAAAGCGAATGATTTGGGTAACCTTTACTAAAGAAGGTATCCATAAGTACCCTGCGGCACTAGATGATCCTAGTCTTGCAACAGGTGATGAGTATGATGTTAGTTTTTTGGGTTACCCACACAGACACATATTTCACTTTAAGGTCGCTATCACTGTAACACACAATGACAGAGATATCGAGTTTATTCAATTTAAACGATGGTTAGTAAAACTATATGAAGGTGAATTAAATGTAGATTACAAAAGTTGTGAAATGATGTCAGATGATCTTTATGAGAAGATTAATGACAAATATCCTGGACGTGAGGTCCACATCGATATCTCCGAAGATGGAGAGAACGGTGCCCACATTGAGTATGCAAATAGCTAGAGGAGTAAAGCAATGTCGTACTGGGAAGATAAGCCCGAGGTTGTCAATATTTTTGATGATCTGGATAAGTTCCGTGTTTTTTGTCGTAACTATGGTTTTAAGTTCGATGAAAAAGATTTGTACAACAAGAATAGCCGTACGTGGCAATTCTTTTTAGATCCTTCCAAACTAAGGAAGAATCGTAACAAAGGCAAAGAGAAATTTGCTAAAGGTAGGAAAAATAACTAATGACAACATATATAGTAGACATTGAAGCAGTAGATACACGCTATACAAGGCAATGGAAAGAATATCTTCCAAAGCAAATGCAACGTGCAACTAATGCCAATGTTACTGTCATTAGTGGAGGAGAGGTGCCTCAGGCTACAACGCCTGGGGCATTTCTAAACTTTGCAGGTACTAACAACTACAAGTCGCAACAGATGTTAGAGATTAGTAGACTGTTTGCAAATGGAGAAATTAAAGATGGAGATTATTTCCTTTATACGGACGCTTGGAACCCGACTGTTATACAACTTCGTTATATGGCGGAACTACTTGGGGTCAGCATCAGAATTGGTGGCTTATGGCACGCTGGTTCTTATGATCCACATGATTTCCTTGGTCGTTTAATAGGAGATAAACCTTGGGTTAGACATGCAGAACGTTCTATGTATGAATGTTATGATGATAACTATTTTGCTACACAATTCCATATTGATTTATTTGCAAAAAGTTTACGTATGGATCCAGACAAGACTCACAGAGTTGGCTGGCCTATGGAGTACTTGGCTAATAGTTTAGATAGCTACAAAGGAATGACTAAGAGAAACTTAATTTTGTTTCCACACAGAGTTGCTCCTGAAAAACAAGTTGAAATATTTAGAGATTTAAAAGAAGAATTACCACAATTTGAATTTGTTATTTGTCAAGAACAAACATTAAGTAAAAACGAATATCATAACTTACTAGGTGAAGCAAAGGTTGTGTTTAGTGCTAACCTACAAGAAACGTTAGGTATTAGTTGGTATGAAGGTGCTCTAGTAAATGCACTTCCAATGATGCCAGATAGACTAAGTTATAGTGAGATGGCAATAGATGACTTTAAGTATCCAAGTGAATGGACTGAGTCATTTGAAAGTTATAAAGAGAATAAAGATAAAGTAGTTGCACAGTTAGTTGACTATGTAGAAAATTACGAATTCTATTTGCCAGAACTATTAAAACAAACACAAAAATTAAAGACCGAGTTCTTTGACGGTCGTGCTTTATATAAAGGAGTTACCAATGGGTGACGATGATAAATGGGATGGTTCAATAAGTATTAGTGCTTCATCAGATTATACTGGCGGACTAGACTACGATAACTCAATTGGTGACGTTACATTTACATATGACACATCACCAAGTACATCAACTATGAGTACAAGTACTGTTACTGTACCAGGTATTGGTAGTCATAATATAACAATGGATAGCGGAGCAGGAGCATACACATTTGACATAGGTGACCACACACTTGATCTAAATACATTAGATGAAGATGAAATACAAGAAATGTGTAAAGAATATCCAGCACTACAGATAGTTTGGAAAAACTTTAAAACTATGTATGATTTAGTTAAACAAGATTACAAAGGTAAAAAAGAAGCAGGGGAAATAGAAGATGAACTTCCTTTCTAATATAATGAACTGGCTCGGAAGACGTAGAGTAATTACAAGTAGAGACGGCAAAGTACCATACCTTGTTCGTTACTATTTGTTTTTAAAAGAACGTAAAAACTTTCCTTTTAACATTACACTACACAAAGTTTTAGTAAGTGATGAACCTACACTACATGATCATCCATGGAGTTGGGGTGCTATTATTTTAAAAGGTGGGTATTGGGAACATACACCACAAGGTAAGTTCTGGCGTGGTCCAGGACATATACGTTTTAGAACAGCAAAAGACTTACATTGGTTAGAACTTGCAAAAGACTCTAAAGGAAATAACATTCCTTGTTGGAGCATATTCTTTATGGGTAAGAAAGCACAAAGCTGGGGCTTTGTTAAAAATGGTAAATGGATTGACAATAAGGAATACTTAAAAGATGCAGAAGCCTAAAATTACAGAATACCTAAACGGCGATATTAAAGTATACGATGAAGTATTTTCGCCACCTGCACTAAATGAACTAGTAACTGAAGTTGCTAGTTGGGGCTACCTATATGGCGAAGTTGACGATATCGATTTACCCCCAACAGGATTGAGTACTGGAGATTACTTAGGTACTAAAACATTTGAAAGTCTTTGGTCGTTCTTAGAAGAATATGTGCCGCATGTACATGGATCAGTTTTAAAAAGATCTCATGCTAATCTGTTTGCACCACGTGAACTTGCAAACTATCATGTAGACGATGAAAGCGATAATGCATGGACATTTATATTCTATGCAAACAATAGCTGGGATATTAACCAAGGTGGTGAAACAAAGTTTATTACTAACCTTAGACATGCATACAATACTACAGGTAAAGAATATCCAGAAATTATTGCTATTCCACCAATACCAGGGCGTATGATTATTTTCAAAAGTAATATATTACATACTGCTACGCCTTTTAAAGATTTTCACAGATTTACACCAACCATTAAATTTGTACCTTTTGATCCTGCAATACATACAGAAGGACCATTAAGATTAGCAATGAAAGAAACATACCCTTGGAGAAAAGATAAATGATTAAGAAACATTATTACAGTTGGACAGACGTAGAACAAATGTGTACACAGATTGTAAATCAGATGTATGCAGATGATTGGACGCCTGATTACATTGTAGGCATTACTAGAGGCGGAAATATCCCTGCTACTATTATTAGTAACATGACAGGTATACGTTGTGAAGCACTTAAAGTAAGTTTACGTGATGGCGAAGCAGGTAGCTTCAATGATAGTGCGTCATGGATGGCAGAAGATGCATATGGAATACTAGATGGAAAAATTGCTTCGGGTAGTCCAACAGCCAAAAAGATTTTAATTGTAGATGACATTAACGATACAGGTGCAACATTCCAGTGGATTACAGAAGACTGGGAATCAGGTTGTCACCCAGGTAATGATAAGTGGCACAGAGTGTGGGGAGGCAATGTTAGGTTTGCTACACTTACAGAAAATTTAGCAAGTAACTTTGGTGGAGTATCATATTCATGTCATGCATTAAACAAAGCTGAAGAAGATGTTTGGTTAGTGTATCCATGGGAAAACGTAGGACAGTATGACGACTAATTTAGGTTGGTGTTGGGCTGGAGCAATCCCTGACTTATTGGTTATTGAACCAGAACGTTTTAAAACACCAAAAGTAACTAACAAGAATTATAACAAACGTGGTATTATTGATTGTCCTTCGTATCAAGGATTTTACAATAACCTGTTTCTATTGAAGTCACCTGTGTCGTTTGATGCAGAAGTTAAAGACGGAATAGTAGTTATTACTAGCAAAGAAGTTGATGAACATCAATTACAAAACTTGTTTACTATACACCCTAAAGAAGATATGCACAATGTTAATATGCCATTGTTTCAATTTAATTTAAACTATTTGTTTGTTGCAGATGAACCTTGCTTAATGGAAATACTGCCACCGTTTATGCATAACGAAAACTTTCCAGGGGAAGTTGTTGGTGGTTCTTTTAATATACACAAGTGGATAAGAACTACTAGTTGGGGCTTTATATTCGCTAATACACGCTCTAAGCTGTCTATTAAACGTGGTGACCCGTTATGTTACATTAAGTTCACAACACCTAACTTGACAAATAAGGTCGGTCTAGAGGAGTGTATACTTACACAAGAACTAATTGATGAATTAGATCGCAAGAGATTCTTGACAAACTTTAAAAAAGGTGGTATAATTAACTTAATGAATAGAGCTCTAAAACTAAGACCCCGTAAGCTGATTAAACGTAGGCCTAAACTTAATGACTGAATATAATTTAAAATATGCTACCGAACGTAAAATTAAACAACGTATGGATATCTTACAAGGATGGATGGAAGAAAACTATCACCTTAAACGTCCAGCAGTTGTAGAGGAACACATTAAAACTGTAACAAAGTTTTGGGGTGTTATGCAAGATGAAGATAAAGACTACATTGAAGGATGTCGTTTTGCTATTGAAAATAAAAGTGATTGGAGTGTAAAGTGAAAATTGATACTTTGGAACAAGCTCAAGCAGATGGTAGAGCACCTTGGAGTGATGTTGAAATTAGTACAAGAGACTTTGTTGTATACAAAGACAAGTATCCTGTTACTGAAGGACATACACTTATTGTACCACGTCAAAACACACACGAAGCTATTATGAAATGTTTTAACTTTGGTGTTACTATGGGTTACGATAATGTTGTAAGTGAAAAGACTAATATTACAGGTTACAACATGGGAATCAATATGGGAAAGAGTGCAGGACAAACTTGCATGTATCCTCATGTACATTTAATTTTTAGACGTGACGGAGACATGGACGATCCACAAGGTGGCGTTCGTGGTGTTCTTCCTACAAAACAAAGTTATAAAGATGAAGACTTAGAAACACTAGAGAGATTTTATTCATGAGAATTGCCGCTATAGGTTGTAGTCATACAAGCGGATATCACGTTGATGATATGCCCGAAGCAAAAGAAGATATGACACAAGAACACTGGCCTTATAGTGGTAAGTGGAATGATAACAACTGGGCTGAATATTACATTAACAGTAAAGATGCTGACGGTGTTATATTTGCTAATCCGCAAAACGGTTGGTGGACTTATTCAGAATGGTTAAGTCATTTATTTAAAACCTATGACGATATTGAAGAAGTTGTTGTACAAATGACTTACTGGAATCGTTTTAGGTTAAGTATTCAGTTTCCTATACACTACGAAAACATTGTACCACTAGATGCAACGTATGTTAAAGAACTTACAAAAGGACGTATCGACTGTTGGTATCCTGCTAATCAAACAAATGACGGTAGTGTTAATGACATACCAATGCAAGTTTGGCCAATGGACTTTCAAAAAGAAGTACCTTTTCAAGCAGTATACGATCCAGACTTTAAATTAGCAAAGCCCGATTTAAGATCGGAATCATACATGACTGTAAAGACATGGATGGAAATTATGAGCCTTAAAGCACAACGTGAGTGGTTTAAGGAGATATATATTATACAAGAGTTGTGCCGTAACAACGGTGCGAAAGTAAAACTGTTTGCACTAAACAGTTGGACGTGGATACCAAAAGAAATGAATAAAGAATTTTTTGATTTCAATTATATCCAAGTAGCAAAGACGAACGTTGAAGAATGGTTTCTTCAGCAAAAAGACATCAACGTAGGCAACTATACTGTAGATGGCGAGCATTTTAATGAAATGATTCATAAGGTGATTGCTACAGAATATTTGCCGTCACAATTTTAGAAAGGAATTTTATGTTGAAACAAGTTATGGTAAATGCGGCAAGGAAACACGCAGAAGCGGAGTTAGAATTGCATAAGGCTAACATAGAGGTTTATATGCAACAGGTAGTTGGAATTGGCGAACATTCTGATATCATTGAAACAATTCAAAAAGAATTGGATAAAATGGCACAGGCAACTGACAGGCTTGAAATGTTGGACAAACATTTTGGTGCTTGAAGTCATTGACAAAAACCTAAATAAAGTATATAATATATTTAAATTTGGCAATCCACTGCCTTAACATCGGAGAAGATAAATGAGTAAAGTAGACGAAATAAAAGCAAAACTTGATGCCCAAGGTATCAGGTACTGGGCTAATGATAATATTAGTGAAGTACTTGAACCGGGCGACAAGCAAAAACTAATTGATGAGGCAGTACCTGCTTTTGAAAATGTTTTACAAAAATTGCTTATTGATACAAAGACAGATCCTAATAGTCAGGATACTGCAAGGCGTATGGCCAAGATGTATTACAATGAGATTATATCTGGTCGTTACGACCCTATGCCTAACCCAAGTGCTTTCCCTAACTACATTGAAGGTGGTTATGAAGGTATGTTAGTTGTACGTAGTGAGCTAACTAGTTTATGTTCACATCATCACCAAACAGTAAAAGGTGTAGCGTACATTGGTATTATTGCAGGACCTAAATTACTAGGACTAAGCAAGTACACACGTATTGCACAATGGTGTGCAATGCGAGGAACACTACAAGAAGAACTTAATGTAATGATTGCAAATGAAATACAAGAGCAAACTGGTAGTGAACACGTAGGTGTGTATGTACAAGCAACTCATGGGTGTTGTGAGAACAGAGGTATTAA